AGCAGCCGCCAAGCGGTCATACAGATGTGGGACCCAGAGGTTGATCTTGGTACCATGGTACTGAAGGACCGCCCCTGTAACACCCAGATCTACCTGCGTGTGCGCGGCGATGAACTGGATATGTCCACGACCGTGCGGTCCAACGATATCGTATGGGGCTGCTACGGCGCGAACGCGGTGCACTTCACGGTGCTGCAAGAATACCTCGCCGCCCAGATCGGTGTCAAGGTTGGTAAGTTCTACCAGTATAGCTGGAACTGGCACGTCTACGACAGCACCAAGCATTTGATGGACCATGCGTCAGCGGGTAGGAGCGGCCTACAATATCCAGGTACGATACCGCTGGTTAACGACCCTGATTTCTTCGACAAGGAAGTGCGGGCCTATATCCATGATCCTGATAGTGCGTTGCACGTACATAACATATTCCTAGATAATACGGCGCGGCCTATGTACAAGGCTAACGCCGCGCGCAAGGCCAAGGACTATGAGCAGGCGTTTAACTGGGCACGGCAGATTGTTGCGCCCGACTGGCGAGAGGCCACGACGCAGTGGCTAGAGCGGAGGAGTAAGAAATAGCGGTTCGGACCCCAGGTGCGGATCCACCTGCAGCCGAGGTGGCAACGGGCAAGCGTGTGAGGCGCTACAAGGCGGGGTTCGGGTCCTGGGTGTTCCGTGATGGTTCATTGCCCGTGAAACCCCGCAAGCCACCACTAAATCAAGGAGAAGAAAGTGAGCATCTTTCGAACCATCAGGAAAATCAGGGAATGCACCAATTGTCATGGTTCGGGTGTAGATCCTGAAAGCCAGAAGACATGTCCAGTCTGCGAGGGCGAGGGTAATGTAGAGATTCTATCTCGCGTCAGTCAGGCTGCGGCAGTGCAAGCCAAGACCAACATAAAGACGCAGCTACCGCCTCACGAGCGGGCGGCGGCGCGCGAGCGCCTGGAAGATCATGAACCGGCTAAGGACGAGTCAGGGTTGCCCAAGAAGGGTAAGCAGGCTAAGGTGGGTTCAGACGTCATCGACGAGGAGTGAAATATGACCGACTATGTCACCGATTACGTACGGCATGCGGGGCAAATAAAACGCTACCACGCTTGGCCTACAATACAGATACAGACAGTCGGTTAACATAGTTGGCAAGTTGCGCTTATCTATGAGAAGATCTTCGGGGAACTGAGCTCCCCGGTCGAGCGGTTCATTCGTTTACACGATGTGGCGGAACTTGTCGTTGGCGACCCGCCCTTTCCAGTCAAGGCGAATAACCCTACATTGAAAGCCGAGTTCGACCGTATAGAGATTGCGGCGTTGAAGGCTATGGGTCTTGGTGAATTGCCAGATCTACCAATCGATGAGAAGCGGCGCATCAAGATATGCGACCTTCTCGAAATGACTTTGTTCGGTATGGGCGAACGCGAGCTTGGAAACATGCTTGCCATACCGATCATCGTCCGTACACGAGAGGCGGCGTTGAGGTTGACAGACCTCAATGATTATCCTCTTGTGTACGGGTTCTTAGTCGACGCTGAGAGGCGTCATATGGAAGTGCTTAACCAACGTGAAGGAATGACAAGTGACCGTTGATAAAATTCTAGCTGAACGACCGTCGAAGCACGGCGAATTCGTCGAGAACAGCCGGGCAACATGGGAGATCATGCGTGTGCTCCAGGGTGAGCGCAACTGGCCTAAACTGACTGACCCCGAAAAACACGCACTCTACATGGTAGCGCACAAGATGGCCCGCATTATGGCGGGCGACCCTAAATGTGAAGACCACTGGGATGACATTGCTGGCTACGCTACGCTCGTCGCCGACCGCATTCGTCAGCCTATCGTACCGTACGACGCCGACGAGATCTACGCGGCTCTAGCCATCGGCTGGGGCGTCACTCGCGAAGAAGCAGCGGCCCGCGTACAAACCGCTAGGGAGCGCGCTGACGCTCGCCCGGTTACGGCGGCTACTAGGCCGTCGGTCCACGCCTCCAAGCTCCAGGCGGCGGTCCCAGGCCCTCGCCCCGTTCCTGCCGAACCGACTAAGCCCGGTACGCCAGAGGACGGCGGTCATTACTCAATTGATCAAGAGGCGCTGGAGCGCGAGCTGGAGAATCTGAGTGGCGAAGAAGTGGCAACCGGGGCAAATGACGCTGTTCAAACCCGAGAGCAGCTGGCAAGCGCCAAGCGAACTTCCTGATCTACGAGGAAGACCGATTGTAGCCCTAGACTGCGAAACTAAAGATATCGGGCTACAAAAGAACCAAGGACCGGGCTGGGCGCTCGGTCCTTGGGGCTACATATCAGGCGTCAGTTGGGCCGCCGAGGGCACCAACGGCTACGCATCAATCAACCATCCCGATAGTTTCAACTTCGACCGATCACAGGTGATGCAGTGGATCACTGACATTGCGCGATCCGGCACCCGGCTCCTCTTTCATAATGCGCCGTACGACTATGGCTGGCTAATGACAGAGGGAGCCGATCTTACCGGGGCAAAGATCGATGACTCCATGGCCGCGTGCGTCCTGGTGGACGAGAACGAATACGCCTACAACCTGGATATATGTTGCCACCGTGAAGGGCTACCTGGAAAGGACACGCGACTCCTCGCGGACGCCGTAGAGCACTTCGGCGGCAATCGTAAGGAACCGGCTAACTGGATCTGGCAGCTACCGGCTGAGTACGCCGCCCCATACGCCGAGGCCGACGCCCAGCAGACGCTGCGGCTATGGCAGCAGACCGAGGGTAAGCTACGGTCGCAGGAGCTTATGGGCGCGTACGAAACCGAGATGGGCCTAGTCCCCATGGTCACCGCCATGAGGCGGCGCGGCATACGAATAGACATTCCACGAATAGAGCAGACCAAAGCCAAGTTCCTAGCCGTACGCAATGAAGCCCTAGCACAGATAGGCGATCTCCTCGGCCTACGTCGAGCCGCTACCATGGAGGAGATACGGTCACCACGCAAGATGGAGCAGTGGTTTGACCAAGAGGCTATTCGGTATCCCCGGACAGGCAAGACCAAGCAGGGCAGCTTTACCAAGGAATGGATGGAGCGCCACGAACACCCCCTCCCTCGGGCCTGTGCTATCGCTGAAAAGTACGAAGAGGCGAAATCGAAGTTCCTCGACAACTTCCTCCTCGGCTTCCAGTTCAGGGGTAGGATCCATGCAGAAATCCACCAATATCGCAGCGATGCCGGGGGAACCCGGAGTCATCGGTTCTCGTATAGCAACCCGCCGCTTCAACAGATGCCTTCACCAGATAAGGACCCCATTGGTGTAGAAATCCGTTGCTGTTTCCTACCGGAGCAGGGGCAGCGGTGGTGTGCGCTGGACTATAGCCAGCAGGAGCCGCGCCTGACGGTTCACTTCGCTTCTAAGGTGGGAGCTAAGGGCGCTGAGGTCGCCGTACAGCGATATATTGACAACCCGAGGACCGACTACCATAGTATGGTGGCGGAGATGACCCAGCGTCCTAGGCCGGTCGCCAAGATCCTTAACCTAGCTATGACCTACGGTAAGGGCAAGCGGTCGCTGGCTGAGGAGCTAGGCGTGTCGCTACAGGAGGCCGAGGGCATACTGGTAGACTATCACGAGCGGCTCCCTTTCATCAAGTCCCTGGAGGACAAGTGCAAGATCGCGGCGTCGAGCCGAGGTTATATCAAGCTGATCGACGGCGCTCGTATGCACTATCCCCAGTGGGAGGGTGGCTATATCGAGTGGGAGGAGCGCCTGGAAGCCGAGGCTAAGGGTAAGAAGCTGACCCCCTGCACGTTCGAGGAGGCCCGCGAGAGGGCTAAGGACCCCGAGCACCCTTGGTCCCGTACGAGGCTTAGGCGGGCCGATACCCGTAAGAGCCTGAACAACTTGATCCAGGGGTCAGCTGCACGCCAGACCAAGCGGGCTATGCTAGTCATGTGGCAGGAGGACATCCTACCGATGATACAAATGCACGATGAGGTCGGCTTGAGTGAGGACGATAAGGCGGTGGCCGAACGGGCCGTAGAGATCATGATAGAAACGACCCCACTCGTGGTGCCTACAATCGTAGACTTCGAAGTGGGGCCGACTTGGGGAGAAGCCAAAAATGCCTGGATTTAAGGTTGGGAAAGCTAGAGTTAAACATACGAAGTGCCCGTTCTGTGGTTATCTTGCTGATCGGGTATCAATTGTCGAGGATAAGCCACAAGTACCAGACGACGGGGACGTAGGGATATGCATCCATTGTGGTGAGTGGATGGTATACGAAAACCGGCTTGAGTATGGGGTACGCAAGCCGGATGACGAGGAGTATGAATGGTTGGCTACTGACCCAGTGACCACCGCGCTACGGGCAGCTTGGGTCGGTATGGATGCCAAACGAAAAGCGAAGGATCAGTAACGCTTGATTGGCCTAGCATCCGGGCACCAGTGGTGGATGCGGTCCACCTTGGCGTCCCAGCCGCCTGAGTACTTGAGGGCGAGGCCCTCGTCGAGTAGCTTGTCACCGACGTCTACGCCGTCAGCGTAGACCCAAGCGAGGGTACGCCCATAGCGATCGATACCATTCCAGGTGTATTCAATTTCCTGCGCCGAGTCTATCAGCTGGCGAAGACGGGCCTTGGCTTCCAGGCCATGGACCAGTTCGTTTTCACAGTTCGGCTTGTAGGTCTCAGGGGTATCAATATCAAGAAGTCGAATTGTTATCCCATTGATCTTCAACGTATCGCCGTCAACGATAATTACTGGGCCTTCGGCTACCATGGAGGAAGCCGCCCCCGCCGCATGAGCGGCGAGAGCGAAGGCGAGGGTGAGGATGATCTTTCTCATGATCGGTTACTCCGCTGCATCACGAATGTTTACGACTTTGCCCTGCAGATCGGCAACCTTCTTACGGTCGCGGTCATTGCGGCCAGCCGGTGTCAGGCTGTGGCGTTCGATCTCCTCATTAAGCCATACTTCACGGCTAATGATAAAGCCAATGAGCATGAACAGTAGGGGTAGAACGTCGATGGTGGAGGCCATTAGCCAGCCATGAAGAGCCGAACCAATGATCTGCTTACGAGTTGCTTCGCCGAGGGTCATCGAGATGAAGACCGGAGCCTTAGCCATCTCGGGCCGGTTGGCGAGCGCCGCGTTGGCCTTGCTGCGGAAGTCGCTGGTCTCGGCCGAGAGGTCGATACCCTTCGAGGAGAACTGGACCATACCGACGTTGTCGACGACCGGCTTCGGATCCACAGCATTGAGCAGCGTGATAGCCTGAGCAACCGTCTCGACTGCACCCATGAAGGTGTTCTGGTCGCCGGCAGCAGCGGCAATGCGCAGTTCGCCGAGCGCCGCTTCGCCGCGCTTCTTCACGTCGGTAGCCTCGTCCAGCAGCGCCTGGAGGCGATCAGACCCGGCGCGGAAGCTACCCGCCGCATCCTTCATGCTCGAGCACTTAGGACCACAGCCCTTGCCAGTGCCGTTACCGCCGCCGCCTTCAGTCTCCGCGCGGCCTTCAAGGCCAACAGCGAGTACATTAGCCGCGTCAGCCGCAGCGCGCCAGCTCGTGGCTCGGGCATACGCCTCGTTGAGCGAGGTGCTGTAATCCTCGACCTTGAGCGAGAGCTCGGCCGCAAGAGCCGCCCGACCAGCAATAGCCGTGGCGATCGCCTGTGCGCTGGCACCAAGGGAAATCCCGGTCACGACGATGGCGCAGACGAACAGCGAGATGATCATGCTGAGCCGCACCATACCTACGATGGAGCCGATGAACACGTGCCAGGCCATGGCGAATCCGGCGGCGCTGATAATACCCGCCGCAGCCGGGAGAACCCAGCCGCCCGATGGGTTGGCTTCGTGGATGCCGTGGCAGATACCAGCGGCGGCGAAGAGTGCGCAGAGAATAGCTGCAAGCTGGAGGCAGCGCACCTTGAAGTCGATGCGTCTTTCGACGACGACAGATTTCTTGTTTTCCATGATTGTGGATCCTTGTTGGGGTT